TTTCCACGTCCTGTACCAGTACGGACAGGACCCACTCCAGTCCGATTGGGCATCGTGGCAGATGCCGACCAGCGTCAATCCATTCATTGCAACTGACGAACTTGAGGCCGCGAAAGCAGAACTACCGGAGCGAGCCTGGTCGCAGGAATATAACGCGATGTTCCTCCAACTAGAGGGAGGCGGGGTGTTCAGGGGCGTCGACGCGGTGTCTCGGCTCGAGCAGCGCGGTCCTCAGCGTGGTCACCAGTACGTCATCGGTGTGGACTGGGGCAGGACCAACGACTTCACGGCTATCTGCGTAATCGACGCGACGCTGATGGAGCAGGTCGCGCTGGACAGGTTCTCAGAGATCGACTACGAGCTCCAGACCGAACGGTTGCACAAATGGTGCGACCTGTACCACCCCGTCCTGGTGGTTGCGGAGCACAACAGCATGGGCGGTCCGCTCACCGAACGTCTCCAGACGGGCTATGCCAGGCTTCTCGGCCGAGCACGCGCGGCGCTGCCCGTGTGGGCATGGGAAGCGACGAATGCCAGCAAGGCCGCGCTGGTGCAGGCGCTCGGGCTGGCGATCGAGCAGGGTGCGCTCACGCTGCTGGACCACGCCGTCCAGCAAGCGGAGCTGCTGGGCTATGAAGCAAGCGTCCTGCCAAGCGGGATGATCAGATATTCGGCTCCGTTCGGACAGCATGACGATTGTGTAATCGCCCTTGGATTGGCCTATCTGGGGGCTGAACGCGAGCAGGCCCCGGTGCCGGCGCGGTCGCGGTACGGGTTCGCCGCGGCAGGAAGCCGGCGATGACGTGAAGTGGACAAGGCGGGTCGTTGCACGGTTTGGCGGGGCCAGGTCAGGCGAGCTGAGGAACGGCGTGGCATGGCGCGGTTGGGCGGGGTCTAGCCCGGCTGGTCAGGGCCTGGCACGGCATTGCTCGGTCCGGCTCGGCGGGGTCTGGCATGGCTAGGCGAGGTGAGTTCTGGCGGGTCTTGGCACGGTCTGGCCTGGCACGGTCCGGCAAGGCGAGGAGATCACAACACTTTGGGAAAGGAGAGTCAGAACTGTGCAATTAGCTTTTGCCTTTGACGGCACAACCGGCTTACTGCAGCACAATCCACGACTCATCGATAAAACGGACGACATTTCCCGCGAGATCGCGGTCATCAACGCGAAACGGAAGAAAACGGAGGCCGACGAGGCGGAACGCGACCGGCTCGAGTGGTTCGGTGGTCTCTACCACGCCCAGGACATCGGTATCTACATGCCTGCCGCGAGCGTCATCCGATGCCTCGTGGACGCCGGCACGGCCATCAAGAAGGGCAAGGCGGTACGCCAGGGCATCGCCATCGGCACTGACCGCATTCCACTGGAGTACGACGGTCCGCGGGCGCTCGACGAGTTGTATGCGCGACCTGAGTTCCGCTCGCGCCTGCCGGTGGTGGTGATGCGACAGCGCGTCATGCGAATGCGCCCGATCTTCCGGCGCTGGCGACTCGAGTTCGATGCTGAGATGGACGAAGCAATCTGGAACCTCGACGAGTTGACCAATGTGGCGGAGCGCGCGGGGCGTATCGGATTGGGTGACGCGCGCGCGATTGGGTATGGACGCTTCGCCGCGGTGGTCGTTGCCAACGCGACACGTGCAGAAGTCTTGCATGGGAGCAATGGACGTGGCCAAAGCGTTCCAGCCGCTCGACGATAAGCCGGAGTGGCGCAAGATTTATGACGAACTGCTCGATGATGCGGACTATGGAAGGGTCGTCACGTACGAAGAGTTGACGACGGTGCTGGGTCGGCGGTTCGAGTTACACCGCAGTCCGATCTACCGGGCCAGGCGTGAGTTGGGAAACCTACGCCTCCGTTGGCTGGTCGCGGTTCCGAAGATAGGCTATCGGGTGATCGACGCCAACGAGCATATTCACGTGGCGGACGACCACAAGCACCGAGCACGCCGACAGATGACACGGATGCTTGAAGTGGCCAGATCGACCGATCTGGCCAACCTGCAGCCAGCGGAACTCGAGTTCTTCGATCGTCAGAACCGGATCAACATGGCGTTGGCCAGCATCACGATGGCGCACGAGCAACGGATTCAGCGCATCGAGTCCGTGCTTCGCGCTGACGGGAAACTCTAAGACTTGATGTGGCAGGGCGAGGTTTGGTCTGGCAGGGCGGGGTGCGGTGATGCTCGGCGATGCGCGGTGGGGCGCGGCATGGCAAGGTCGAGCAGGGCTCGGCGCGGCTAGGCTAGGTCAGGTCAGGTCTGGACGGGCATGACAAGGCTAGGTTGGTCACGGTACGGCGGGGCGATGCGCGGTAGGGCCGGGCATGGTCTGGCGGGGCGGGGTCTGGCTAGGCGAGGCACGGCATGACTAAGCCTGCACTCCCGCGGTGGCTGCAGGCTCAGGTCGACTCGACACGCGCGCCGCAAAAGGCACCACCGGCCGATGGTGCGCTCAAGGTCCAGTCGCAGCAGATCCCGCTCGAGTTGCGCCACCATGACGCCTGGGCCTGCTGGCGCTACCAGAACGACCACGATCGCTGGAGCAAGCCACCGTACAACCCCGTTACAGGCGAGCGATCCGAGCCCAGCGACAGCAACACCTGGCTTCCCTACTCTGACTGCCTGGAGGCGTACCGCTCGCAGCACCGTCCGACGGGTGGCGGCCGTCCCTACGATGGCGTGAGCTTCGCGCTCGATATCCGCTGGGGCATCGTCGGGGTCGATCTGGACCACGTCGCCGAGCACAAACGCGACGCGGCGTGGATCATCGACCAGCTCGACAGCTACACCGAACTGTCTCCAGGTGGCGACGGCTATCGCATTTTTCTCAGAGGCACGCTGCCGGAGGGGAGACGGAGAAGGGACTGGGTCGAGATGTACACCCAGCGACGCTTTCTCACGGTGACGGGCCACCATCTCGACCGAACCCCAACCGTGCTGAGACCATCTCGTTCTCTGTACACCGTCTGGCAGCGATACGTGCAGCAGGGTAGTTGAGATGCCGGCTCGTGAAACGTCATGTTTCACGGATAGCGTTACACTCGCGGGCAGCGTGTGCGAGCAGCAAGACTGCACGGCCGAGGCAGAGACGTACTGCCCACTGTGCCAACGACTGCTCTGCCGCACCCATGACGAGCTGGTGGCGTACCGCGGCCACGACTGTCTGAGCGGTCCTGCCGATGCCGATTGATCGCTCCAAGAAGGAACTCAAGGCACCCGATTCTGAGTACCTGACCTCGCTGCAGACCGAACTCGGCGACCTGTACCTGCAGCAAGATTCTGACATCGACCTGGTCCGCGAGCAGCGCGAGATGAGAAAGCCAGCGCTGTCGGAAGCCGACAAGGACTACATCCTGGTCCACGTTGACCCGCGGGACCCGGACATTACCGAAGAGGCGTTCCAGCAGACCGCCATCCTGACGCTCGAGCGTCCCAAGTTGTCCATCGTCGGTGGCGAGGGCGACACCGCACAGACCGTAGCGTCCAAACTCGAGCACTTCACTGAGGAAACGCTCTGGGAATGCGGCACGCGCGAGCCGGGCTCGGACACCATGACCCAGGTCACCGATGCCACGCTGAACGATGGCGGCGGCTGGGCCAAGATTATGTGGGCCAGCGACCTGTGGTCCGAACGCTACGGTCTCAAGGACCCGAGCAAGGACCCGTCGTCGAGCACCGCGGACTACACCGCCTACGACAAGCAGACCGAAGAAGCCAAGAAGCGCGCGGGTCCGCCGTTCGTCTGGAGCTACGTCGACCCGAGGTCTGTGTACCCGCAGCGCTCGGGCGGCAAGCTCACCGAGGTCCTGGAAGTGTCCCAGATGCCGATGCGCTCAGCGTTCCGGCGCTACCGCCTCGGCTACGACTCGCAGGGCAACATCGTCCCTGAGGAACTGGGCCAGTCGCAAAACGTCATCGAAGCCAGCCGCAACATGCTCGCTACCGTCACCTTCCTCGAGCACTGGGATGAGACCTTCGTGTCATACGCGATCTGCGGCCAGAACATGAAGGGCGACCCCACCGGGTACATCGTCAAGCAGTTCAAACACAAATACCCGTTCGGCGTCCCCTACGACTACGCGCCAGGCTTGACCATGAACTGGTGGCGCAACCGCAAAGTAGGCTGGGGCATCGGTCGCACCAAGCTCTGGCTCGTCCAGTACCGTCAATACCTGCGTGCAATGCACGCGCAATATGTGGCCAGGGACCTTCTCTCCCCCCTGGTCACCTATGGCGATACGCCGGCCTCGGCCATCATCGGTGACGACGGCAAACCCAAAGAGACCGACCCCACGGTTCACCCTGGCGAGATCCTGAACCTGCCGCCAGGTCGGCAACTGCAGCGCATCCAGTATCCCGACGCGGCCACGCTGGAAAAACACATGGCGCTGATCGACGGCGCCATTCGCGACCTTGAGTCGCCGCGCGTCACCACGCTGAGTGGCATGGAAGGCGCCGGCTTCGCCATCAGCCAGGTGCTGTCCTACTCCCGCACGCGCGTCGGTCCCATCAGGCACGGCATCGAGAGTCTGCTCAAAGGCCAGACCGAAAAGCTATGGACCCTGATCCGCGACCGCGCCAAAGAGAAGGTCTGGGTTTTCTCAGGTGGCGTCGACGTCGGCTCAGGGACCGCGGTCGCCGAGTTCATCGGCTTCGGCCCGTCGGACCTCGAGCGGCCCATGCGCATCAAGTGGGAAGTCCAGGCCCAGCTCCCGACCGACGAGATGATCATGGCTCGCTACGCCCACGAGCGGTTGGCAGCCGGCACCTATGGGAAGGATGAGGCGGTCACCTATCTGGGCGACAACCCCGACGAGATCCGACGCAGCATCGCCAGGGACCGCATCCGCGCATCACCCGAGTACCAGAAATGGCTGGACGCGGAAGTGTTCATGGAAGCCGGCCGCGGCGACATGCTCCAAAAAGCGCAGGAGATGGAACAGCGCGCGCTCGCTGGCAACCTGCCTGCGAACAATCCCGCGTTACCGTCGGGCACGCCACAACCTGGCGTGTTCGAGGGTGGCGGGCCCGGTGCGGGCGGGGTTCCAGACTTAGCGGCGTTGGCTGCTGCCCCCAATGGGGCTGGCGTCGGCCCGCCCGGCTATCCGCAGGTCATTGGTGGAGCGCAGCAACCAGGCGGCACCATGCCGCCGGGCGGCGTAGCCTACGGTCCGCAGGGCGCAGCCGCACCAGGTGGTCAGTGATGGCCACGTCTCCGAAGCAGAACGAGATCCTGCAGCTCAAGAACGAGATCGCTTCGGAGATTTCACGCGACGCGCCCAACATCGCGCAGGGCGTCTTCGGCGACAACGCCAACCACCCGGACATGTCCCAGGTGTCCAACCAGCAGCTCGACGACCTGGTTCGCTCGAAGTACCAGAGCGGGGACCGCGCCTGGCTGCAGGCCGAGGCGAGGCGCGACCCGGTTCAGTTCGAGAAGGTCACCGACCGTCTGGGTGTGACCACTCCGCCACCAGGCTCTCCGCCGCCGTCCGACCCGAACGCATTCGCGAACGCGGCTATGGCGAGCGCGTCAGGAGCACCACCGCAAGGATTACCAGCGGCGCCGCCACCACCAGTAGCAGCAATGCCCATTCCGCCGGCGTTATCCGCGGCGCCGGCCCTTCCTCTTGCTCCCCCACCTGTACCTGCGCCGGCTCCGCCCGTCATTCTGGGGCCTAACGGTCAGCCGCTGCCGCCGTCAGGGATGTAAGTCGTGAATGACGAAGCCCAGCAGGGCGGCGCCGCAGAACATCAGGGCTACGTAGCAGATGGCGAGCCGCGACTCGAGCTTCTTCACTTGCGCCTGGAGGGCGCTAAGATCCTCGGGCATCTCGATCCTCCAACGATCGGGGTGATGATGCTCCAGGGACCACACTACCTGGAGCATCATGCTTATAGCGACCACTGGTTGAGGTCTGGTTGATGCCGGGCGTCATCCCGCTCGAGGACGCGCAGCAACTGGTCACCGATCGTCTGAAGCAGCACGCGCAGGACGCGCTGCAGTCGATCCAGCAAGCCAACCAGCCGCCGCTCCAGAACACGCAGCTCCCGGTTGAGGTCCCTGCTCCGCAGATCGACCCGAACGAGATCATCCAGAGACTGCAGCAGCACGCGCAGGGCGTGTTCGACGCGGCGCAACAAGCCAATCAGCCACCGCTGCAGAACGTCCAGATCGACCCGAACGAGATCGTCAGCCGGCTCCAGCAGCACGCACAGGACACGCTCGCGAGCATGGGCCAGACCCTCGCGCCGGAGCCGCCGCAGCAGCAGGTCCCCACCAGCGCACAGGCCACCGTACAGACACCACAGACCACGGGACCGAGTGCGAACGCTCAGTCGCAGGTCGGACCCTCCGTAGCGCCTGGTGGGGACCTGCGTGACTACGCGCGCCAGGCCGCGCGCAAGGCTGGCATCGACCCGGACATCTTTCTCAAGCAGATCGACCAGGAGTCGGGGTTCAATCCTGTGGCGAAGTCCGGCGCCGGCGCCATCGGGATCGCGCAGTTCATGCCCGCGACCGCGCAGGGCATGGGCATCGACCCGACCGACCCCTATGCCGCGCTGGACGCCGCGGCGCAGCTCGACGCGCAGAACCTCAAGAAGTATGGCGGCGACTACGCAAAAGCGCTGGCGGCGTACAACGCGGGCCCCGGCAATGTCGACCAGTACGGGGGTGTGCCGCCGTTCGAGGAGACGCAGCGCTACGTTCGGAACATCCTGGGCGGCGCGGCGAGCGCGGTCGGGACCGCAGTCGATACTGCTCGTGGCACCGTCGCCAATGCCGTGCTGCCAACGCTCAGCCAGTTCGGCGACCGCGAGCTCAACAGCGCCGAAGCCTATTCCGCGTGCGGACCCGCCGCGGCAGTGCGTTTTGCACAGATGTTCGGACGGAACCCGACGCTCAGGGAAGCGGTCGACCTGGCGAAGAACGTCGGCTGGACCGCGGACACGGGCATGGCCGGCTTGCAGTCAGAAAGCAAGCTGTTCGACGAGATGAACATCCCGCATCGCGTGCTCGGTGCGGACTGGACCGCGTTCGCAAAAGAAGCGCAGTCGGGCAACCCGGTCACGCTGTCGACCCCTGGTCATTACTTCACCGCGGACGCGTACGACCCATCGTCTGGTGCATTCCACGTCGGCTCGAGCGGGACTGACCTCCGTGGCGGCAAGGAATGGATGACGCCGGCGGAGATGGAGCAGCGGATGGGACCGCTGCAGGGTGGTCTCGCGGCCGACAACCCGAACATCCCAGGCACCTCGCCGTTGTCGCAGGGGACGCGGCCAGCGCCGGCTCCCACCAACATCGTTGAGCAGGGTGCGAGTGTGCTCGCGGGTGGTCTCCAGCAAGTCGACAGCGCGGTCAAGAATGCCGCTCAGAATGTCGGCGGCGCCATCTCGTCCGCGGTCGCCGACCCGAATGCGGCCGTGTCCAACGTCGGGCGAGCCATCGAGCAGAACCAGGCCAACCCGCCGCTGATGGGAGTTCGCAACCAGATCGCGAACGCACCGGTCGTCGGCGGCGCGCTGGGGATGCTGCGCGGACCTGAGTTGCTGAGCGACGAGGAGATTCTTCAGCAGCCGATGGCCGATACCGCACGGCAATTGCTCGAGCAGTTTCGTCAGGCGAGCGTCGCGAAGGGGGTCACGGTTCCTCCAGTCACCGACCAGGACGTGGCCGGCGCTGCTCGGACCATGCTGGAAGGTCAGGCCGTGGCGATGACGGGCCGCGGGATCGGTCGCGAGCCGTTGCCGGCTGAGCCTGGCGCAGTCACTCCGCCGACTGCTGCTCCAGCGGAGCCTGCGAGTACGCGGATGTACCACGGCACCGGCGCGTCGTTCGACCGACCGAGCAACTTCGATCCGAACGGGTTATTCGGACCGGGCTACTACGTCACCAGCGATGCGCGTGTGGCTGGTGGGACCGTAGCCGCGGATACCGGAAGAATTGGCGAGCCCGGCTACGCGCAATCACGGAGCCCACAACTGATGCGGCTTACGGAATTGCAGGAGACGGCTGACGAACTCCGCTCGGTGCTCGATGGGACACATGCGATGTCGGGAGACACGGCTCAGGTTGCGTATGCGCAGAAGGAGTTACCCGTCGTCGAGGCTGACATAGCCCGACTCCAGACGTATCCCGCTACAGCCGGCGCCAACGTCCGCGCGGTGGACCTGCCGCAGAACCTGAAGTTGCTCGATATGGAAGGTCCGGTAACTGACGAGCAGATCCAAAGAATCGGGTCTGCTCTGGGTGGTTCCAATGGACAGCAGTTCGTGGAAATGGCTTCCACGGCAGGACCGCACGCCGGGGCAGGATTTGAAACGGGAGCCGACCTGTACGACTGGTTAGGTTCTGCGTTTCTCCATGATGACAAGCGCGCCATGAATCGAGTGTTGCAGCAGGCTGGGTTCGACGGGATCACCTACGAGGGTGGCAACCGCATTCCGATGACTGATGCCGAGGGGAGTCCGATCCAGCATCAGGCGACGGTGGTGTTCCCCGAGTCGCTGGACAAGATCCGCAACGCCATCAGCGGTCGTCAGGGTGGCGCGGTGGACCCGCTGCTCGCGGCACGGCTCGGTGGCACGGTCGCGGGTGGTGCAGCCGGCTACGCGACCACTCCTGAAGACGCCAGCCCACAGGAACGGATTGCGCGCACCGCAGCAGGCGCGGGGGCTGGTCTGCTCGCAACCAATACCGCGGCAGGATTCGCCGGCGCTGGTCCGCTCGAGCGGCAGGTGTTCGAGAATCTTCAGAGCCTGCGCGAGACGCGCTTTGCTCCAACCAGGCCGTCGCTACCCGCAACTCGAGGGCCAATCGCTCAGGCGGTCGACCTCACCAAGCAGTCCATGCTGTCCAACCCGGCGACGCACATCGCCAACGTCATCGGCAACACCATCGAGCTCGCTCGTCAGCCCGTGGCGCTCACGCTGGGCGGTCGTGGGGCCGACGCGGTGGCTGGTGTCAGTTCAGTGGGTCGCGCGCTTCCAGAGGCTGTCGGCGCCGCGGTCTCAGCGCTGCGCGGCAGACAACTCGCCACGCTGGAACGTCCAGGAGGCACCATCGGCGGTCCCGGCGTTGGTGGTGCGGTGAAGTCGTCGGTGTTCCGCGCGCTGTCCGCTTCGGACGCATTCACCCGCACGCTGGGCGAGTACCAGGGCATGGCCGCGGAGGCGAGCAGGCTGTTGCGCGAAGCTGGCATGTCGGCGAGCGACCCCCAGGCCGAGACCTATCTAGCAAGGCATGCGACCGACTTGTACCGCGAAGGGACTCGCGCCGGTGCGCAGAGCGTCTTCGGCCGTGTTGCCAGCACGGAGCAGGGGACGGGCGTGCTCGACAACATCTTCCGAACCTACTCCAACGCCAAAGAAGGGTTGCTCGCCAGTCCGCGGCTCCGCGACCAGGCCGGGGGCGCGCTGATGGATTTCGCTATCCCGTTCAGCGGCGTACCGGTGCAGATGCTCCAGATCGGACTCAATCGGTTGCCCGTCGCCGCTCAGGCGACCGGTGCGGTCCGCGCAATACGGGCGCTTCGTGCAGGCAATATGGGCGAGGCCCAGCGAGCGGTCGGCGAAACCGGGTTGGAGAGCATGGTGCAGCTCGCGATTGCGAAGAACGTCGCCGATGGCAACATCACCGGTCCAGATGACCCCGAGCATCCGAACTCGGTGCGGCTCAATGGCAACTGGGTGAGCATGAACGAGTGGGGTGCGTACGCGCTGCCGATGCAGATAATGGCGTCATGGGCCGATGGCTACGAGAAGGGCGGGCATGACGTACCGGCGAGCACTCCAGGCACATCGGACGCCGAAAAGCTGACCAACTACTACGGGCCCCGGTTCGCTGCTGCGTTCAACGCCTCGCTGAAGCCGTTCCAGCAGGGCATTCCAGGCGAGAACCTGATCAGGCTGGTATCCAACATCAGCCAGGGCGGAGCAACCGCGGGCGGACTCGGCCTGGCTCAGGACGCGATCAATCGCATCACCGTTCCCGGTGCCGCGCGCTTTGTGGAGAACGCGACCGACCCGGTCGCGCGCGACATCAACCGCAAGGGAGTCTCGTCCTTGTGGGAAGGGACGATGGCAAACTGGCCAGGACTCGCGCAGCAACTTCCAGCAAAAATCGATCCCACCACGGGCGAGGTGCTGAACAAAGCGCGTTCGGGTATCGGCACGCTGGTCGGTGGGCAGCAGGACGTGGCGTCGCCGCTCACCATCGAAGCGGACCGGCTCCACAAAGCAGGCTTCACGGATGTAGTTGCACCCAAGGCGTATCCTCAGGATGTCACGATCGGGGGAGCAAAAGTTACGTTGAGCCCAGACGAACAGCGAGCGGTGACGGAGATCACCGGCGCGGCGCTGGACAAGATCGCTCAGCGAATGAACGCGCCCGAATACCAGAACGCGCCGGACCCCAGAAAGGCGCTCATGCTGAAGGCGATGATCAACAGTGTCGACGCGGGCCGCGTGGCCGCGGTGACGAAGGTGCTCGGCACGGCTGAGCTGCGCTCGCGCGTGATTGGTGGCCAACGGACCGCCGGCCAGTTGAATCAGCAGGCCGCGGCGCCCGATGAGTTCTCGTTCTTCAATCCGACCAGCGGCGACCTGGTAAACACCCAACGCGCATTGGCAGGGTCTCGCTGATGGCAACTGTTCAGCAGCTCATCGACCAACTGAACGCGGGCCAGACAGACGGGACGACCTGGAAGCCCTTTGGGAATCCCGTCCCTATTGAGGAAACCGCTCCAGTCAGCGTCCCCGCGGACTCGGCGACCGGGACCCCGGCGACCACGGTCAACCGCGGCACCGGTCGGTACTACATCGTTGTCACTGACGGCGAGCACCAGCGCGCCTTGCCGCTGAAAGCCGACCCGATCAAGGGTGGGCTGGTCGTGCCACAGACCGGCGTCAACGACACCGTCCCCGACCCAGACCCCAAGAGTGCTACGGGAAGGAAGCCAAACCCGAATCTGTTCAGCGGCAATCTGAAAGATCTGTCTTGGTCGTCCGGCGGGCCGATCACCGATGTTCAGAAGGGCTCTCCCCAGGCGTCGCAGGATCTCATCAACGACAAGAGCAAGGCGGACGCTGAACAGTCGCGGGCAGCGGCTGAACTCGCTAAAGCTAACGCCGAGAAGACTCGGATCGAGAACGAACTTGCTAAAGATCCGACCAACAAGGGACTGCTGCAGCAGCAAACCGAGGCCAACACAGCGCTGGCTAGTGCTCAGGCCGCGGCTCAGGACGCGAACGCCGTCAAGGTAGCGGCCGACGCCGCGATCAACGAACGGAAAGCACCGGGCGAGATCGCGCTCACGGATGCGCAGCGCAGGGTCCAGGAAGCGACCGCCACCAAAGTTGAGGCCACGACCCCTTCTGAGATCGGTCTGAACCAGGCTCAGACCGCGGCGAACCTGGCGACCGCGGCGAAGGCTGCCGAGCCGACGGTGCTCACCGCGGACACCGTCGCGCCGCTCATCATGACCATGAATCCAGCGACGGGGAAGCTGGAGTCACAGCCAAACGGGAACCGGATCACGGCAAGCGAAGCGACGTCGCAGCTCGCCCAGCAGTTGGGTCTCAAGGTCGCACAGGGGTCGATGTCCGAGAAGGACGCCCAGGACCTGATCACCGGCGCGATCAACACCATGAACGCGCAGACCCAGCGCATAAGCGCCGAGGCGGCGCAGCAGAACGCGGACACCGCGCAGCAGCAGAATCAAATCTCCGCTGCTGGCGACATCCTCTCGAACGTTCGCGGCAACGCGCAGACCGGAGCGGGGATGCTCCAGCAGCGCGCGAGCACAGCGCAAGGCATGCTCGGCCAGATTCTTGGGATCGCGGGTCAGGGCCAGCGTTCAGGCAACTTCGGCGGCGGGCTGATGTCCGCGCCGGCGGGGCTCGGTGCCGGAATCGTGAACGGTATCAGCGGCTGGACGTCGCAACTGATGGGCGGACAGGACACGCTCGACTCTGCCGCGCGGCTGGTGCAGATGGCCGACCCGAAGTCGAACATGGCAGACCCGGCGATGCAGACCGCCGTGGGCGCGCTGACGACCATGCTGGATAAGTACCACCAGGTCACCGGTCAACCGCATCCCGCAGTCGCGGCAACGGCAGCAGCGAATCAGAGCCAGCAGAACAACGGCGTTACAGCACCGCAGACAGCGGCACCGAACCTCGCGTATGCCTCGACCGGTGCCGGCGCGGTGACCGCCGGGTACGGGAGTGGAGCCGGCAATCCCTGGGGTAACGCTCCGAACGGGTTCCCTGCTCCAGTGACCGTAGGCTCCAACCCGTACGCCTCGAGCGGAGTGGGCGCGGTCGGTGCAGGGTTCGCCGCACCGCAGACTGGACCGACGATTGTGATCCACACCTGATGGCTGACACCTACGACACCAAGAACGGTCAGCAGACCGTAGCGTCGATGACGCAGCAGTTGCAGAACACGCCTGGGTGGACTGGCAATACTGACCCGGCCGCGGTGGTTCACGACTACGCAGTAGCGACCGGCCAGAGCGTCACACCAAAGAGCACCAGCAGCAGCACGAGCAGCAGCACGAGCAGCAGCAGCGGCGGAACTCCCACTCCAACGCCAGCACCGGCAGCCAATGCTGGCGGTGATCTCGGCGGGCAGATCGACAAGCTGCTCGCTGCCATCGCGTCGGGCAACAAGCAGGCATTCGACGAGACGGTCCGCGAGTTCAACCAGACCTACGGGCTCGACCAGGCGAAATTCACCGAAGCGGTCCGTCAGTTCAATCAGGGCTACCTGATCAGCCAGGCGGGTGTTACCGGGACCTACCAAGGCGCGCCGACGCTGGCTGCACTCAAGCAGCAAGCGGACATCGCCGCGCAGAAGTTGCTGGGCGCGCAGAACGATGCCTCGCTGACGGGCACCTATCAAGGTCAAGCGACCCTGGCGTCACTGAAACAGCAAGCCGACATCGCATCGCAGCAACTGCAGAACGCGATGACCGCGGCAGGCTTGACGGGCGTCTACAACGGCCAGCAGACGCAAGCCGCGCAGGCACAGCAGTTTGGTCAGGGCGTGACCGCGGCCGGGCTGACAGGCACGTACAACGGCGCGCCCACGCTCGCAGCGCAGCAGCAGGCGTACAGCCAGCAGATGGGCGTGATCAACGCTGCACAAACCGCGCAGGCCAACCCGTTCCGACAGCAGCAACTCTACGGCCAGGCAGCGCAGATGTTTGCTGGCAATCCGGTCCCAGGATTCCAGGCTCCGGGGACGGTCGCGGGTGTCGGCACCGCCGGCGGCAACAGTCAGGGCGGGCTCGGATATTTGTCCCAGATGATCGACGACATCAGGTCGCCTCAGTCCAATCAGACCAGCGCGGACACGTTCCTGGCGCAGACGCCGACGCCGAACAAGATCGACTCGCAGTCGTTCCTACGGTCCAATCCGAGCACTCAGAACATCATCCTGCAGGCGATGCAGGAGAAGTACGGCGTGGACCCCACCGACGCGATGCAGCAAATCAAGAACACGCTCCCTCAATTCACCGCACCCCAGACGGTCGGGGTGGTCCGGAGGGGCTGATGCCGCTCAAGAAGTCCGGGTCCAAGGCGGCTGTGAGCCAGAACATACGGACCGAGATGAAGGCTGGCCGGCCCCAGCGTCAAGCAGTCGCGATCGCGCTCTCGGTCCAGCGTCGCGCGAAGGGAAAGAAGTAGATGCCTGGCGACTGGGAGAAGTCCGTCCATCCTGATCTCGTCGACGACGAGCCGGCTGAGCAGCCAGAAGCGCCGCGGTCGCGTCCACCACGTAGCCGCGGTACAGATACGGCAACCTCCGTCCCTCCAACGGACCAGGCCGTAGGCGAGGTGACGTCAGAGGCTATTGCGGACTCTGACGCCGCCGAGCCCTCGTCTCCCGAAGCACCTGCAACACCCGATTGGTTCTCTCAGGTCCGCGATGCCAAGGACCCAACCGAAGCGCTGCGGTCAATCCTGAAGAACGTTCCGTATGACGAACTCGAGAAGGACGATGTCTTCTCCGGGCTGGTCGGCAATGTCGCCGAGCGCCGTGTCAAGGCGTTGCAGGCCAAGCAGGAGCGCGATGCTCAGGAAAAGGCCAAGCTGGATGCGGCCGCCAACAACGATCTCTACACCCTGGGCGAGATGACTCAGCGTGAGCTGCAACAGCAACTCGCGTCGCAGCAAGCAGCCCAGGCCGCAGTTCCCTTTATGGACGGCGTGACGCTGTTCCAGCAAAGCCGAGACCCAGCCGTTCAGCGGGAGGTCTCGGGCAAAACATTCGGCGCCGGCAAGAGCCACGCCGAAGGAGTGGCAGAATACCTTTCGTCAGTCGTCGATACCACGGTCGAGCTCGAACTCAAGAAGCGCGAGTCCGCACTGAGGAAGTCGATGATGAACGAGATCAACGGTGACGAGCCTGTCCCCGAGCGCGACTCAGGTACCCCCGGTCGCGTCCGCGAAGTGACAGACGAACAGATCGCCGCTATGTCGCTCAAAGAGTACGAGGCGCTGTTCGACGAGAACGGTAGGCCAAAGCCAGGGGTACGCCATCGGTCCACCCGAGGGATACCCGTTCGACAGCACTAGCAACTAGCGCTAGTGACAATAGTAGGGGGTATCCGAAGTGGCCACGGGCGCACTCGAATTTGTTGATAAGACAATTTCCGATGGTATTTTCTCCCCTGACATCTGGAGTAAGCAGGTCCTTCGCGCGACGGAGTCCAATCTGCTGCTCGCCAAGAGCGTCAACCGCGGGTTCGAGAACGACGCCAGCGTAGGCAAGACGGTCAAGGTGGCCAGCATCGGCAACCTTGCTGCTCGAGCCAAGGCCGAGAACACCGCGATCGTCTACGAAACCGTCGCCGAGACCGCGACCACGATCACGCTCAACATCTGGTCATACGCCGCACTCGGCATCGAGGACATCGTCAAGGTGCAGGCGATCGTCGACGTCCAGAACGAGTACCAGCAGAAGCTCGGCTACGCGCTGGCGAAAGACATCGACTCGGCGCTCGCGGTCGACGTCGCTGGCTTCACCCAGACCGTAGGCACGCTCGGCACTCCGCTCTCAGACGCCAACGTGCTGTCCGCGGTGCAGCTCCTCGACAACGCCGACGCGCCGCAGACCGAACGGTTCTTCATCATGAGCCCGGCTGAGAAGGTCGCCAAACTGGCACTCGACCGTTGGTCGAACGCCTTGTACATCGGCAACACCTCCATGCCAGCCAAGAGTGGCATGCTCGGCGACATGTACGGGCTGAACCTGGGGATCACCACCAACCTGGTCAAGCCAGCCGGCGGTCAGGCGAACTGCTTCATCTTCCATCGGGAAGCGCTGGCGCTCATTCTCCAGCGGAGCCCCAAGTCGCACATCTTCTACGACATCGACGTCTTCACCTGGAAGTTGGCAGTGGAAGAAATCTACGGCCACCAGATGATGCGTCCGACGTTCGGCGTCTGGGCCAAAGGCGCGGCGTAAGCCGCGTCTACACTCGAATATGGCAACTGAAACGTTCATCGACCGCATGGTCGAAAAGACGCTTGGGCGGACTGACATCCCGCTCAAGCGTGGCCAGAATTACAACTATCCTTTGAGATGGTTCGCAACCCCAAACGGGGACATCGTCCAGCTCCAGTCGGACCCGCAGAACCGAGCCCTCTACTCCGACCTCGGTTTTCACCTGCTGACTGACGTGGCGGCTCGCGGCGAAACGATGTCGGAAGTGGAAGAGTGGGAGAAGCTGGTCCGACCTGAGGTCATCGCCGAGCAGCGCAAGCGAGCCAAGCTGATCAACGCGATTCGCAAGGCGGATACCAAGGACCCGACCCTGGGCACGTTGATCGATACCGAGACCATCGACACGCAAACGACCGAGCAACTCGAGGCGACCATCAAGGACATCCGCTCGCATGGCGGCGTGGTCCGAGTGGTCGACGTGAAGTACCGCGACGAACCGGAGCCGTCACTACTTCGCGGTATAGAGACGGACGAGTCTCTGGAAAACTTGCAGAGAAAGCTCGGTGCTGAAGGTGCGAAGGCGACCACCATCGAGGGCACTGGCAAAGATCCGATCGACGAGTCCAGACGGAGGAGTCGAACATGAGCGAAACACCCGTTGATTTTGTCGCGCAGGCGAACCTGATTCACGAGAACGGCCCGGCGGTCACTCCGCCGAGCACGCTCTACTTCCACTTTCTCAAGACCGACGGCGAGACCATCATCGCGCCGGCAACCAACGCGGAGATGTACCTGCGGATTGGGTACACCATCACCGGCGAGGAGACCATCGAGAACTTCGTCGAGTGGAACGAGCAGAACGCGACTCGCGCGGCACCGAAGGCCAAGGCCGAAACGTCGCCACCGGCTGCGAAGTCCAACCCCGCTCCTCCGCCGCCCACAAGGCAAAAGGTGTAAGCCATGCCACTTGACGGAGGCAGGATCGGCTCGCAGGTCGGCGCCGCGATGGGTCTCTGGACCCACACGCCCGTCGACTGGCGCGGCAACGAAACGGGCCAGGCGCCACCAGGGCCGGCAGGCTGGCCCGCGAATGCGTCCGCGGCGACCGCGGTGTTTCCCAACGGCTCGCCAACCGGGGCAACTGCCCAGGCGCCGACCATCACGGCGATTTCGGTGACAGGCATCACCGCGACCACCGCGACGGTGAACTTCACGCTCGCGCCCAGTTCGCTGAACTGGGTCGACTACGGCACCACGCTGGCGTACGGGTCGCAGAATACGCAGGGCTCGGGCGTCGGGGCACAGACCAAGGCGCTGAGTGGATTGACGACAGGGACGCTCTACCACTACCGCATCGCCGCGGTCGCGAACGGCATCACAACCTACTCAGCCGACGGGACCTTCACCACGTCGTGATCGACGAGCACGGCCGGACCGAGTACCTGAGCGTCGCCGCAGCGCATCGGTCCGACTGTACGTTCGGCCCAGGATTCTTCCGGGTCACGTTCGGAGGTCACACCCGCTTTCTCCAGAACCAGAACGAGGTCGCGGCGCTGCACTCGTTGGTCGGCGGGATGGTGAAGGAACTCAAGGTCGAGCGTGACGGTCTGTGCCTGGACGGCACGCCGTTGACCGGTGACGCCAATACGCCCGACGTGGTCGACGCTGAATGGTGGCTCGGACTCGAGCGCGTGGCGGCGATGACCGAGCTGGGTCTTACCAGGGAGGAGGACTACCGCCGGGTCTACGAGCAGATCGAGGCCGCCGTGTACCGCCGCGACAACCGCGAGTCCCAGGGCGGAGTCCACGCGAGCATCGTCATCAAGCGGCCTGGCGCTCGGGTGGTCAATGCCTGATGACAACCCAGGCGCCGGTTGTTCCCAGCGACCACATCACCGATGGGTTCTGGATACACACCGGCCGTCTACGGGTGAGTTATCGGCTCAGCACGGGCGCGGTGGTGACGGTCACGCTGCCGGACGACTGGCAGACCCTGCTCGCGCGCGTAGCGGCGCTCGAGGCGACGGCGGCCAACGTGCCGAACTCTATTGAAGACCTGAAGTACGCAGGCTAAGGAGAAGGCTTCATGGCAAACGCACTTTTCAATCCGGGCCGTGAAGGCTTCCTGCTCGGAGAGATCGATTGGGATACCGCGGTAATGAAGGTGGCGTTGGTACGGGCCTACACCTTCAACGCCGCGCACAAGTTCGTCTCGGATGTGACCGGCGCGAGCGGCGTGCTGCACGCCACGTCCGCCGCGCTCGCGTCCAAGACGGGGACCAGCGGCACCGCGGACGCTGCTGACATCACCTATACCGCGCCGGCTGCGAACGCCAGCGGTCATAGCTTGCTCTATTTCCAGAGCAGCGCGGTCACTGGTGGAGGCGACGTTGCGGCGTCCGCGCAGCGGCTGATCGCATGGGTGGACACGGGGACCGGGCTGCCGGTGACGCCGAACGGCGCGGACATCACCGTCGTATTCAACGTTTCCGGTTTGTTCACATTGTGAGTTGATGGCGCTGGTCAGCAGGGAGGTCGGCACCGATGGCCAGGGCAGCAGCGTGGCCTACTCCTATGACGATGTCTCGCTGCTCATCACCCAGGTCCTGATCACCCAGAACGCGCAGAGCGCTCGCCAGGTGATCGCCAACGTGGTCGACTCTACGGGGACGGTGCTGTACACCGCGACCAGGGCCGACAAGTCCGGGTACTCGACCTTCCCCGCGAGTCAGTACGGCATCCACATGGCCGCGAGCGTCGACAAGCTCGGTCACGCATCGGTCGTCTTTCCCTACACCTTTCAAATCAAGTGGGGACCGGCTCAGTAGATGGCATGGGCGGTCGTCCAGAGCAAGCGGACTGGCTTCAGCGGCTCGTCTCCCTACACCGGCTCCGCGCTCGGCGCGTTCAGTACCAACCCGGTCGTCGGCAATCGCATCATCGTGGTCACCGAGCAATGGGAGCAGTCGGCTGGTCGTCCACTCGCGACCGTCTCTGACTCGGTCAACGGCAGCTACACCAAACACCTGAGCGCAAGCATCGACGACGGCGGTTTTCTCGGTGAGGTCGCGATCCACTCGGTGGTGGTCACCTCGAGCGCGAGCACCAATCCGACCGCAACCTTCTCCGCTTCCACCGCGCACGGCGGCATTGTCGCGGCGGTCGAAGTCTCCGGGCTCGGCTCAGTCAACGGGGCCGGTGCGGTGGACGTGCAGGCATCGACCGGCAGCGGCTCCGGCGGGACCGCTGCATCAGGTGCCACAGGTGCGACGGGCTCCGCCAGCGAGTTTGCACTGTTCATCTATGGCGATGATGGCTGGGGCGTCTCGATGTCCAGCGGTCAGCAGGGGTCGGGCTGGACCTGGCTGGACGGGCTTTCTGGCGGGCAGACCGGCTCGTACCTGAGCGCCTACAAGGATTCGGGCGCATCCGGCAGTACGGTCAACGGCTCGATGGCGTCGGGCGTACCAGGTGGCGGGACCACCTGGGCGCTCGCGGTCGCTGTCTTCAAGGTTGCGGGTGGTGGAGCGTCGCCACAGACCATCACCGCCGGCGCCATCAGCACCGCGGAGTCGGTATACCAGCCGTCCATCCTGCAAACGCAATTGCTGACGCCGAACGCTATCGCGACCGGCCTGGTGCTGTACGCACCCACGGTCACGCTGCAGGTCCTGCCAGGAACGATTGCGACTGCAGAATCGGTGTATCAGCCCACCATCGCGACCAGTGTGGTGCCAGGAACGATCGCGACCGCGGTGGTGGTGTACGCGCCTACGGTCAATGTTGGCGCCGGCCAGTCCGTCACTCCTGGAGCCATCGCAAGTGCCGAAGTGGTCTACGGACCCACGGTCACACAGAGCGTCCTGCCAGGTGCGATCACCACCGCGGAGCTCGTCTACTCGCCGACCGTTGCACTGGTCAGTCCGCAAACCATCCAGCCAGGGACCATCACCACCGCGGAGCAGGTCTACGCCCCGGTGTTCGTCGGGTTTACCTTCCCCGACCTCCAGCCTGGCACCATCCCGACCGCGGCTCAGGTGTACGCGCCGGTGGTGGTGGTGGTACCGCGCGCGCTCGCGCCACCTCTGGAGCACTCCGCTGCGCTCGGGGCTCCTGAATTGGTACTCGCCGGCGCAACTGGAGCGCCGACACTGGTCACGATATTCGACTCTGGAGCACCCTCACTGGTGCCAGTACCGTAAGGAGTGTCTTGAGCCATGCCCACGCTGCAGCAGTACAGATCGTCGTTCTCCACGGAGGCTGGACCGTACATCGGCCCGGACGCCTACGAGGTGCGCGCGATGGGCGGCTCGAGCCTCACACAACTGGTCTGCACCATCTATCCCATCCAGTCCGGGATTCCGCAGCAGGACCAGCTCATCGACCGACCGCTCTACCGTCCGAACGCCACCCATCAGACTGACCAGAACCGCTACGTGATGGCGTACGACCCGTCGACGGGCACCATCACCCCTGACATCCCCTGGACGGTCGCTCCCTACTCGGACGCCACCGGCACCACCTACGGTTTTCTCGAAGCGCTCACCTACCACGACATGGAGCAGTTCGAGTACACCGATCTCGAGGGCTCGGGCATCACTGGGGTTGGCGAGCGCTTCGAGATCCTTGGACCGTTCGACGTTCCGACCAGTCACCGCCTCATCAATGAAGGGCTGCGACATTGCTGGCTGGTGGTTGAGGTGGCCTGTATTCCGACCATCTCGACCTCGCGGCACGACCTGACGATTGCAGCACCGTGGCTCATCGATTCGGGCGACATCCTCCAGGTCGGGATGCTCGCCGCGGCAGACAATCGCAACCTCGATGACCCCTTCGAGCGTCGGATCATGGGCCAGGTCGAACGTGACGGCGGGTCCTTCTACCTGAACACCGGCAGTCGCACCTTCAACGATGGCGACCTGATCTACCTGCGCTGTCTGAAGCGGGCGTACGATCACTGTCGCGGCGCCGGCGGCGCGTTCGGGGACCAATCCGGCCTCGCTCTGGAAACCGACGAGGCGCCGGTGCCGCGCGACTGGGTAGCGGCCGCGGCGCTGGTCGCCGGCTGGCGGCAGTTCGGACACCTGCTCGAGCCGGCGGCCAATCAGCGACTGGTCAGGGATCAAGCGACCGCGGTGGCCTGGTTCAACGACCTGGTTCGCGAGCACCTGGTAGCGGACATCCCGCAAAAGAAGCTGTACCGCCAGCGAACGTTCGGGCCAGCGGTCAGGATGGCCGGATGAGCCTGTACGCCAAGCGAAGTCCCTATCCGTTTCACGTCCGGATCGGTGGCGTCGGTTTTCTCATAGGCTCGCCGCAGGCTGGCCAGCCGGCGCTGGTGTCGACCAAGTCGCAGGACATCGGAGCGGTCGCACCACCCGACTACTCGTACGCCGGCGCCAACCCGACCAACGATCGCGAGGAACCCTTCCAGCAACTCACGCTCGGGCTCGGGCTGGCTATCCAGGAGAAATGGGACGACCAGCGCTACATGAGCGCGAACGCGGTCGACCTGTCGGTCTGGCCGTGGTTGCTGGGTCCGGAGATCGGAACCACCACGCCGGCGAGCGTCGACGCAGTCCACGGCATCAACCGCTTCTTTGAGCTTGGGACGGATCTGTACGCGGCGAACGGTGCCAACGTCCTGAAGAAGGCGACCGGCGCCGACACCTGGTCGATTGTGAAGACGTTCTCCGCGCCGATCCTGGACGTCTGCGTTTTCTCATCCAACTTCGACGGGGTGCAGCGCGCGTTCTTTGCGCTCGGGGCGGGAGCGGTGGCTCAGTGGACGTCGAACGGCAGCGCGTACACCGCAATGGCAACGTTCACGTCGCTTGCCTTCACCGTGATCGGCAAAGAGTTCTGGTGGGCGGACGACACCAACCGCCTGAGAAAACTGGACACCAACGCCGACCCGACCAACGAGGCGAACTACACCAGCCTGATTTTTCGCGCGGGCGACAAGTCATCGCAGATCAACTCGCTACTGGTGACCGCGGGCGGCACGCTGGTGGTCGCAAAAACTGACGGAATGTACACCCTGAACGCCGCCGGCGACGATCGCGAGGTGTTCCCATTTTTGCGCTACGCCGATGTGGGGACCAATGGGAGAACGTGGGGCACATTCGAGAACGGGTTGTACGTGGCCTATGGCAACAGTCTGGGGAGGATCGACTCGGACCTGTCTTGGACCTCGGTCGGGCCTGACGACCTGTCCAGCAACGTCGCGGGTATCTCAGGTCAGGTGACGGCGTTCGCGGGCGTGGAGACCATGTTCGCGTATTCCGCGCTGCTCGATCGGAACACCAACACCGGCTACCTGTGCAAGTTCGGCGCGTGGGTGGGGATGGGCGTCCGTGGACCGCGGCAGTCGACACTGGTGACCGCGCTCGGCTCGCAGGGGACAGGCGAGCCGGTACACATCGACGCCTGGCACGGCAGCGTCAGCATTCCCTTCGTCGGGCGAGCGATTCAGCACCTGTTCGTCTCGCAGGTTGGTTCCGCAGTGGCCGGCCACACCAGGACATACATCGGGTTCTCTGATGGCAGCATTGGCTGGATGCTGAACCCCTGCACGCCGAACCCCGCGGGGTGCGTCGACTACAAGTACTTCGTCGGCGACGGGTGGGTAGACCTGCCGTTGTGGCACGGTGGCTATCACGCCAGCCAGAAGAGCCTTCGGCACTTCAGCGTCACCGGGTCCAAACTTGACCCGAGCAACTACGTCACCCTGGATTATCGACTGGACCCGACTCCAGGGATGGCGTGGACCGCGTTCGGGAATGTCTTCGACTCGTCGGTGTACGAGCGGGCAATGTTCCCGATCAGCGCGGCGGCGACGCTGGTCGCGCTCCGTGTGCACTTGCACAACACCGACCATATGTCGACCCCGCTGGTCTCGGGCGTCAGCCTGGGGCACGCGCTTCGACCGGTGCGGGTGATGGAGTTCCAGTGCGACATCCTCTGTGCCGATGGGCTGGTGCGGCGTGACGGAGTGCCGGTCAGGATGGGGCGCAAGCAGATCCAGAAACTGATCGAGAAAGCGGTCGACACGCCGGGAGCGGTCGAGGTGACGTTGCCTGACGAGTCCGACCAGGAGCTCTCGTTTACGGACTATTCGGTATCCCAGAGCTTCGACGAGATTGGTCGCCAGTGGCGGGGTTCTCTCAGAGTCAAAGCCGTGCAATGGATATAAGGGAGTAGCTGATGGCACGTATCGAGACTGATCCAAACTACAACTCGCCGACATTCTCGCGAGCGACGGCGCCCACGGACATCTTCAAGAAGGAAGACGTCCAGAACGTCGCCGCGGCGTTCAGCACCCATACCCATGACGGGTCTGGCAAGGGCCTCGCGGTCGCGTTCACTGGTGTGCCGCCTGGTTCCATTCCTGGAACGGCTCTGGCTGACGGCGCGGTTACGTCCGTCAAGATCGCCGACGGCACGATCGCGACGGTGGACCTGGCCAATGCCGCGGTCACCAATGCCAAGCTCGCGAGTGACACGGATCGCTCGAACCTGCTGACCAACGGCGGGTTCGAGGTCTGGCAGCGAGGCACTGGACCGTTTACCGCGAACGCCGTGTACAGCGTGGATCGGTGGATTTCAAACCTGGGTGGTGCAGACACCCTGTCGATCAGCAAGGACACCACCCATTGCGATGTAGGAAGCACGGCGTCGGCTGCCTGTACCTTTGCGCTGAGCGGTGGTGGTGGTCTCAGCTCACTGCAGCAGATGCTCAAGGCGGCTGATGGGAATGGCCTGGTTGGCCGCACGATCAGTCACAGCATGCGGGTCCGGACCAGTACGGCGAGCGCGGTACGAGTCCGTCTGGTCACTGACGGCGCGGCTCCGTTGAGCGTGTACTCCAGTTTCCATAGCGGTGGCGGTGCCTATGAAACCCTGACCGCCAGCGGCACAGTGCCATCCGATGCGACAAACGTCATTGTCGCGGTCTACTTCGCAGCCAGTTGCACCGCGTATCTCGACAACGCCATGCTGGTAGTGGGTTCTCAGTACGCGGACTACGCGCCGATGCACCCGGCCGACGACCTCGCGCGATGCCTCAGGTACTACGAAGTTGTAGGTGTCGGCAGCAGTTACCTTCACGCTGGATGGGCCGGAGCGGCGGGTGAAGCGATTGGTGCTCCGAATCGTTGGCAAGTGTCAAAGGCGGTCGTTCCGACTGTGACGAAGGTCGGGACCTGGCCAATCGTGAATTGCGCTCAACCTAGCATCGGCTCACCGTCGCAGGATGGCATGCAGTTCTATGCGTTATCCACCGCTATTGGCCATGTGCAATTCAATTCCAGCGGTACGACTATCTATCTGACCAGCGAGGCCAATGCGTAATGAGCGTCCGACCTATTTCGTTCGACGATTCCGCGGCCTGGTCTTTTATTCACGATGATGCCCCCGGTGGCGGTCACGGTGGCACCCTCGATCCCGCCACCGTCAGCTACGGCACCAACATGGACGGCACCCCCAATCAGGACGTCCTGCTTGTCCCCTGTCCTGAGCCTGGCTGCGGCTCGGTGTCCTACTGGCCTCCCGGTGGTGGTGCCGACGCGCTAATGGGCCAGAGCATGCACGTCCTGAAAGCAATGGAGCCAGGGCTAGGACGGAGCACGCCGCTGACCGCTCAGGAAGCCGCGGCCCAGGTCAAGGCGCGAGTGGTGGCGACGGATGGCGAAGAGCGCTGGATCTTGGACGACGCGGCGCTGTCAGTACTGGAAGCCGCGGCACACAAGTGACTGGCGCCTACGACTGGTTCACGGTCGAGATCGCGTTCTTCAGAGCGGAGGTACGGTGGTGGCTGACTTCTCAGTAGGTCCTGGCGTGCAGCAGGCGATGGCCGATGCGGGTGATGAGCCGAGGTCAGATGAGGTCTTCATCGTCTTGCGGGAGGGCAACAAGATCAGCCAGACCTTCGGCCGGGATGCCACCTACTTCTGGATAGAGGCGGATAATCGAACGAACCGCGTCCCTTTTGAGGGAGAGGTCCCGGCTGATGGGGTGGCCTGGGACCCGTGGGCGGAACAGCCGGCTCAGCTCTACGACTGGACGTGCTCAGCGGCAGCGACCGAGTGGACCGAGCGGAGCGTGGGCGCCGGCCGTGGCAGCGACGTCTATAGCAACCGCGAGCAGGTGGTATATGCCATCGGCTACCCGTCGAACATCAGCCCGGCACTGGGACTGCATGACGGCAGTGGTGCTCAACTCCAACGGGTGCTCGCGGAGCACGCGGGACTCGAGATGCAGCAGGGGTGGCTCAGCTTCGACCAGGCGTACGGGATCTACAGTCACGTGGTCGGGCTCGGCTCCGGGCAAAGCTACTACCACTGGGTGGCGTTCCGCGGCGCCGCGAACGGCAGGCTGTACATCGCGAACAGCGCGCCGGGCTACCGCGGGATCTGGAACGAGATCACGCGATCGGACTGGGACAACCTGGGCGCGTGGAGCTGTCTCTGGAGCTTGAGCTAGAAGGGGGAATCTGACATGCAAATCGCTGCACCAGTCATAACCATCGGCTGGATCATCGCTGTAATCGTGCTTTTGCTCTGCGTGGTCCTGGCGGTCATAGGACGACTCGACGTGCTGGAGGCGCTGCTCATCGGAGGCGTGGCTCTGGCACGGCTCCTATAGATTGCTGATGTGGACCACTTCTTCATCTCGCTCATCAACTGGATGGTCGGGGCCTCGACGCCCCTGCTGGCCGGCTTCATCGGCGGGGTGCTCTCGCAGGCGGTTGTGGTCCTGGCGACGCGGGGCAAGAGCGAGGTGCCTCAGGGACTACGGGTTCAGATCGTTCTGATCTGGCTGGCCATCCTTGGGCTGTTGTTGATCAACGTGAATCAGGGCGCCAACATCCAGGAACTGCTTACCCGCTAGACATGGGCACGGGTTCTGGAACACCTCCAATAACCCCCTTCTGGAATTCGTGCCCAGAGCGACTCAGCGGGGTCGCAAAGCGAAGGCTGAGTGTTCAGGGTATTGCAAGCTCTGAACACTCAGTCGAGCCACTTACCAGATCTACGGGCAGTTAGATCTACCAAACCCTGTCACCAGTCGCCGGGACCGCTGAGGAAGTCTTGGTATGCTCGCTCACACTTCGCGCAGTGATGCCCTTCGCAATCCTCCTTCCACGATCCCGGAGGGAAGTCGTCACCGTGCGGGCAGACGCAGGGTCCAAGGTCTTCCGACTCGTCTTCATCGTTCGGCTTGGTAGTCATATCGGCACTTATGTCTGGCAAGACCAACGGGGCAAGCCGCCATCGGACGGAAACGCGCGGTGTGAATCGAGGATCTGGGTAAGCTCCGCCACTTTCGCCTGTAGCCGCTCGACCTCGGCCTCAGCTTTGACGGCTCGTGCAACTGCCCTATCGCCACGTTCGCGCTCAGAAGTAGTCGCGATGTTCCACCGCGTGACCTCGGCGCGTAGGGCGTCCAGTTCATCCTTGTCCACGATGACCGTTCCTGGCACGTGGCCTAGATGCCACTCTTTGGTAGCTTTATCCATCTTTAGCGTTACCAAAAGCCCAGCAGCTTGCCGGTTTCGGCCTCGTATGTGGTGATCACTTCCGCCAACGTACGGCGGTCCGAGCGCGGCCGCAGGCGGCCGCAACCATCACACTTCCAGAAAGCCCCGTCACCCGTTCCGCTCTCGCTGGCATGCGGGCACTCAGGGTTGCCATCGCGGCACCATTGGCAGATGTAGCCGCCCTGCCCGCAGTTGCGGTGATGGGCCTGACACTCATCGGTGCAGCAGCAATTCCATTCTTCGACAGAACCAGCGACAGAATTGCAAGGACGGTCGCACTCGCGGCAGACGCCCATATCTGCGAGCATGTCGAGCCGGCATATCTGGCACATCTCATGGTCGTCCGGGTGGCCCCAGCCTTCGGCATCGCACAGGCACTTCATGGCGACATGCGGGTCGGAGGCGGGGTGAAGCTTGCCGCACACGAGACATGCCCACGCTGCTAGTTTGTTCATCTTGGTATCCATAACAACAATTACCTCTATCAAGACGCCAACACTGGGTGCCACGCGCGGTCGAACCTCGCCCGGACCGGCCAGGTAGTAATCCACCAGTGTTCGGGGTCCCCGAATTCCTCCATGTCCGATACGACCTGTGGGTTGGCGATGGCCCGCGCTTGCGAATCTAACCAAGGATGGCAGCGCTCCACGTCATCGGTCACCACGTACCGAAACTCCATGCGGTCACAGCGCTGGAGGTTCATTGTCAGCCCGGTGGACTCGCGGTCAGGGGTGGCTTCGGTGGTCAGCCACAACACCTTGCAGCCCATCAGCGGGTGTCGAATCATCGGTCGCAGCAAGCAGTTGGAGGTGCCGATGTCCGACTTCGAGTGGCGGCAGGTGAAGTGGTAGAGCGCTTCAGGGTTAGCCATCCAGACGGTCCCAGAGCATCATCGCCAACGTTACCGCCAGCAGCGCGCCGGCGAGCCAGACCGCCGGCTCAGTCATGGGTCGACGAGTGGTAGCGAGCTCGTCGCTCATCCAGGTGGCAGTCGCAGGTGGTCCAGAATCCCTCGAGCGTGAGTAGGACCTCGCAGCGGCCGCAGACGAGCGTGTGCTGGTCGCGCGCCAGGGTGTGGACGATGACGCAGCTCTGGCCGCTGCGTCCACAGTTGCCGCAGATGCCGTTCACTCAGCGGTGACCCAGGCGAGCCAGGAGTCTGCGATCGCTAAGACATCTCGCGAGCTGACTTCGGTCGACATGGCCTTGCCGGCGCAGAACGCCGCGGCGGCTTTGAGGACCGCCAGGCGTGCGATCTGACGGTCGCGCTGCGACACGCTAGCTGTCACGCTGGTGTGCTCGTCCAGCAGTTCGATTGAGGTGAGAAAGCCTTTGGCGTCGATGTCGGCTCGGACGGTGCTGCCGACTGGCGGCAAGTCGACTGGTCGGAATTTGCTGACGTTGCGCCACTCGCCGCCGAGCTTGATGCCCTTCGGGTTGGCGCTCTCGACGGTCCCTTCGACAGTCATGGCTAGAACGCGTACTCCTGCTGCTCTTCGCTCTGGATTCGGAGAAAATGGACGGCCCGGATGTGCTTGCAGAGCATGTGCAGCCCGACGTCGCCGATGCGGGTGTGGCGCAGCCCGTACTGCTGAAAATCCTGGCAGGTGCAGCTTGTCTCGGTGACCAGGTAGTAGAGACCCTTGACGGTCTGGCTGGGCATCGCGACGACGGGCTCGCCGTCGCGGGTGATGAGGTGGCGCCACTGGCCGGCGGTCTCGGTGAGGTCCAGGGCGCGAGCGCTGCGCTTGTCAACGGGCTGGGTGCGGAGGACGCTGGCCATCAGGCGTAGATCCCGTGGTCGCGTCCGCCGCAAGAGCACTCACAGTCGCCGCGTTTTGCGTTGACGCAAGATGTTTTGCAGGGTTTGGCGGCGTTGTAGGTGCCGCGGACGGCGTCGGCGAGAACGCTGAGGTTGCAGGCGGGGCAGCGAGTCCAGACGCCACCGAGAACGTAGGCGGCGCGAGCGGCATCACCGCTCAGTTCGAGTTTGCCAGTGACTGCTTTGCATGCTTTGCAGTTGATGATTGCCCGTGGGCTGGTGGCGAGCACTGCTTGGTTGTTCATCGTGCTGAAAGTATGCCATACTTCAATCACAGATACAACATAGATATGACTACTGAGACGGGATGTACAGAACTGTGACGCGCACCAATGCTGCAACTAGGGGTACGCTTCGCGTAATGCCTGCGCTACCGAAGCTTCGCCAGTACCGCGAGCGCGCGGCGCTCACTCAGGACGAGCTGGCGAAAAAGGCGGGTACCACTAGGTCGACCATCATGCGACTGGAGAACGGCGCCGATTCGCCGTACCCGGCGACGATCCGCAAGCTGGCCGCGGCCTTGAACGTCGAGCCGCAGGACCTGATGGGACCTATGGGAAAGAGATGAGCGCCGCGTCGGAAGCCACCGACCGGCGCCCGTGGCAAGTCAACCGGTAAAGGAGATGACCTGCATGGTCAGTGTAATCAATGCCTAGAGGCGTCAAGGGCTCGGGAGCCGTCAACCAGCACGGCTACCAGTTGTTCGACGTGACCGTGCCAGCCGGCACGCTGCGAGCCATGACCTACCGACGCCGCAGCAAGAGCGGCGACGAGGGCGAAGGTGACGCCTCGCTGGAAACACAAGACACCGAGAACGTCAAACTGATCAACGGCCGCGGCTGGGTCCACGTCGGCGACGCCTGGGACCTCGGCATCGACGGCATGACGCCACACCGCCCCAGCTATCGCCAGATCCTCAAGTGGGGCTACGAAGGCAAGTACGACGTGCTGGTGGTCTTCCGCTCCGACCGGCCCATGAGAAGCATGTCAGCGGGCGGACCGCTCGAGCAGATGCTGATGGATATGCGGAAGATCCAGATCGCCTCGGCCACCGACCATTTCGACCCGTCATTCCTGGCCATCAGCGCATTCACCAACCGGCACGAGTACGAAGGCATCACCGTCCGCACCACCAACGGACGGCTGACCAGGGCCAAACGAAACGAGCTCATGGCAGGGACGCTGCCGTACTGGCTCGGCCGCGACCCCGACAACCACGGCATCCTGATCCCCGAGCGGGTAGCCATCATCGCCGAGCTGGCGCGACGCTACGCCGCCGGTGAGCCGACGCGCGACCTGGCGCGATGGATGCGCGCCGTGGCGCCGCCGGCCAACACCCATAAGAAGCACGAAGACGCCTGGAGTGCTGAGCGGATCACTAATAACCTCGGGCACCGCGCTCTGGTCGGTGAGTTGCCCTACTCGCGCGCCCACTACGTCAAACAGCGCGACCCCGAGACGACGATCGTGATTCGGCATCGAACATGGAAGGACGAAGAGGACACCCTGATCATTCAGGTCCCGCCGGTGCTGCACAAGACCGACACCGAGCGCGCCGAGTGCGAAGGCTGCGAGATGGACGAGCGCCCATCCTTCGCCGCGGTCCGCGCGGCCATTGACTCGCGCCGTACCGGCGGGACAGGCGGCTCGGGCCGGCCAGCTATCCACGCTCACCCGCTGCGAAACAAGGTCTACTGCGGCGTCTGCAAGGGCATGATGGCCATGCAGGCGCACTCGATGTACATCGCTCGCTCAGGCGAAAAACGCCCGTATCCGGTGCCGCACCTGTACCTGCGCTGCCTGCGCTCGAACGGCATGGGCTTGCAGGCTGAGCGAGCCCAGGACATCGGAAAACACAAGTGCCGGACGCCAGCACTGCTACGCACCAGGGACGTCTACGAGGGCGTGCTGGCGCTGCTCAAGCGGCAGAACCTGGCAGAGGACATCGAGGCCGCCGCGGAGCGCTACGCCAGACAGGCGGCCGATACGGCGGAGACGCCATCGGTCATGCTCGCGGAACTGCGGCACCTGCAGGAACGCGCCGACGAGTTGGCGGTCGACGAGGCCGACCTGTTCAGGATGCGCGGGAAGATGTCTGCTCAGGGGCACGAGATCGCGAGCCAGCGCATCGTGCAGGAGCAGGAGCAGACCAGGACCCGCATCAGCGAATTGGAGAAGGCGATCGACGAGGCCGAGCGCGAGGCGCGCAACTTCGACGTCGAAGGCGCGACCGAGCTCGCCGAGAAGCTGCGGAGTGTGCCGCTCGAGTCGCTGAGCGATGACGAGTGGTCGGAGATCGTGCGCGGTCTGGTGCGCCGAGTAGTGGTGGACGAGAACAACCTGCCGAGCGTGGAGCTCAAACTGACCACTCGGGATTTGGTAATTGCCGTGTCCTTTTGCTCGGCTACGGCGGTTTACAAACTCACGGCATAAGCTGGTAGCAGCTGGTGCTGCCAGCGTTCCCAAGCTCGGCTGACCGCGCCGGTTCCAGGGAACAGATCGACCAGTTCGTCACCGGGTTGAAGTCCGAGCATGGAGAACACCCAGAAGCAGACGCCTTCGGGCTTCGCTCCGACCAGCCCGCGCTGGAGCGTGATCGGGACCGAGCACCAGTCGCGCACGGTTTCCTCCGAGCGATCAGTGCGCCGTCGTCCGCCGCGGAAGATGACCGGCTCCCACACATAGGCGGGATTCACCGCTGGCTTGAACACGCCGAAGGGTTTGACCCAGGCGCCGATCCGCACGTCGGCCGGGCAGAGCGCGAGAACCTGCTGCAGTGTGGTGCTGGCAGTGCTCAGTGCCCAACCATCGGGGTACTCAGCACACAGACGAGCGATGAGCTCCGCGTGGTCGACCTCGCCGGCGTAATCCGGATGACGTTTGTACAGGTCGGCGTGACCAGGATAGGGCGGATCGGCATATGCAACGATCACGGCGTGAGTCAGGCGGCATCCATGAACCGCTGGTCTCTTACCTTGTCTAGCCAACCGTTCAACTTCGACCAGTTCACGTCCGGCCCGTATTTCAGGTACGTACCGTCGACGGAGTCGAACAATGAGACCATCATCGTGACCGTCCTGCGTTCGCTGTTCACCCGACCCATATGCGTTGGCTTGCTCGCGGCCCGCGCCCAGCGCGCAGCTGCGTAGCCGCCAGCCTCCGAGAACTTCCAGTCATCACGCCCACCCACAAAGAGAACATCGAAGCTCGCGAGGTCGGGCAACGCCGTATCGAAGAATCCGTCCTGGGCAACGTAGGCCGCGCGGTAGCCCAGTTGGCGGATCGTGGGCAGGTACGGCACCGACAACTCGAGCGTGGCGGCGGCATCGCCGACCACGTCGGGCGCCACGGCGAATAGACAGTTATGGCGATAGCGTCGCAGCCCAGCTAGCCACTCGAGCCAGTCGCCAGCATTCCATTCGTCGGGCTTGGCGAAGCGCCCGTTGTCGCAGGCGAACTGCCAGAACTGGAACGACGGAGAACTCTGACCCATCCCTGGCTGATACATCAGCCCGAGCTCCGGCCGCGGGTTGGCGAGCAGCGTCTGGGTGATGACGCCACTCAAGTACTTCACGTTCAGCAGGCAGCGTAGTACTGCTGGCCGCAGTGCTCCTGGGAGATCACCTGGACTTCAGCCATCCATTGTTGCGTCCAGGCCTGGCGTTCTTCGTAGGTGTGCCATGTCCATGTGCCGTCCCAGGCCGAGGCAGGGTAGAGCGTTGCTGTCTGAGCGAAGAGCAGCGCGAGCGCGAGCACGATCGTCACCGCACACCCGCGATGGAACGCTGCCATGGTCGCATCGGCGCCCACACTGCTCCGTAGATTCGGACACGCTTGTCACAGGACGTGCAGTAACCAAGGTAATTGACGAAAAGCACCCGCTTGCAGCGCCGGCAGGACGTGATCTGACGCTGCTTCATTGAGTGGGGAGCTTGACGCTCAAGGATTGATCGAGCCTTCGCGGATGAGTCGTTCGCGGGCTCGCAGCAGCACCCGCACCAGCACCTGAGCGACCTCGTCCCGCTCAGCCTCCCACCGCGGCGACGTGATGTCCGGCGTGCTCTCGGTGACGACGACCTCGGTCTGTCTGGGCGCTGGCTGTTCCACGTAGACCAGTCTGCGCCGGCGCCATGTGCTCCGTCCGCGCAGATCTGGACAAACCTGAAATTTGTCCGCTAGGTCGGTTCCTGCAGGTCTTCGGGGTCTACGCGCAGCGCCTTGGCGAGCTTTCTGACGGTCTGCGGCCAGGCGTCACGACCACCCTCGAGCTTCACGATGGTGGTGCGCGACAAGCCTGAGAGCTTGCCGAGCTCGCGCTGGGAGAGCGCTCGTTTTGTTCGCCAGAAGTGCAGTCGCGGCACTGGGAGCACGACCGAGTATGTTCGTATGCGCGTGAGGTGCTGCATAGTGACGGCCACGTGCTGCCCAGGGTACTTAGTGGTAGCGCGCCGTTCTCAAAACGTCAAGTGCCGGCATAGACCTTGACAGGTGCCGCTTAGGTATCGCTAAGGTAGTTGTTCACTAAACATTACGAAGCCGTAACGGGGCCGGGCGCAGATCGGCAGTTGCGCTAGCCCGACGAGGTTCTCTCAAGACTCCCCCGCCGGACCAACGCGAGCCATGGGATAGAACTAGTGTTCTAATATCTTCAGGATGGCCGAGGGGGTTCTACGTGGGTGGCGAGTCTTGCCAGTGCCGGCGCATGGGCACTTTGGACCAATTTCAAATGTGCGCGCGTTTGTGCTGCGAGAACCTGTGCCGGTGGCTGACCATGGTGGGCAGCTACCTATGTTTGGTTCAGAGGAGCTGACCAGAGAACTGCTCGACGTTCTGCGCATCCAGGCCCAGGCGGTGCTGGAGACCGCAGCAGCGAACCGCAAGCTGCTCAAGCGGCATCGCCCGAAGACCTCGCGGAAGGCTGCGCCGCGGCCCTTGCGACCACGCCCCTACCAGCCGCAGAACAAGGAATTCCGAGATTGGAACCGGTTCAGAGCGCACATGGTGGAGATCGAGTTGATCGTCCGTGAGAGGAAGCAACTGGAGCCGCACGACAAGGTGACGCTGGACATGATGTACGAGTGGGGTGGGCCGACGAAGCGCACCGCCGAGCGTATCATGGACTTGACCTACGGCTTGCCATCCGACATGTGGCCGCCGTCGACCTGGCCCGAAGATCTGCCGCCGAAGACCTGAAAACGGACAGATCCGACCAAAAAAGCAATCTGGTCGGATCTGCGCAGACCTGGGGTCTGGTCGTGATGCACGCTCAGGAACGTGTTGCGAGTGCAGGTAGAGGTTCGACGCGAGGACGAAGATCCGCTGCGCACGCTCGCGTTCAACGAGCATCGCTCTGTACGCGAGCAGGCCAGCTTTCTGTTGCACCTGAAGATCCAGGAAGAAAGCGCCCGCCTGGCGTTACCGATCCAGGAAGCGGAATCTGACCCAGCCGTAGCGGCGGCCTAGCTCATGACGCCATCAACACGTGGCGCTAGCTTGCCATCCATCAGCCAGGCCGAGATGAGCCTGCTGCAGCCGGTCTATTACCGCTACCTGTTCACCCACGGGCTGGAAGACACACCCGAACGGCTGGAGATCGCCGCGGTGATGTGGGCTGCTGGCGGCGCGTCGGCGCTCAGACGCTCGGCATCGATCGGCAATGCCATCCCGACGATGAGCCAGTTCGTTGACCTGCTGCGCGAGTCGGAGAACGGCTCGGCCTACTGGTCCTCGACGCCTGAGGACGTCGCCGACGAGCTCGGGGTCCACGATGGCTGAGCCGCCGCGCGTCCGTGTCACTTTCCGCAAGCAAGTCTCGGATGGGAACTACGGGACCGAGGCGGCTGAGTACACGCTGGAGTGTGACCAGATGGACGGCGTCGCGGACGCGCTACTGCAGCGTGCGCGGGCCCTGGTCCACGCCGAACTGAACCGGTCGCCGTCGCCATCGGTCCGCCGTGCGCTCGAGCCTCCGCCGCCGCTAGCGGGAGGCGCACCGATGCGGACGGCGCCTGACGGACTTGAGGATCTGCCTTTCTAATGGCCACGCTGACTGCTCTGGCGATGCTGGTGACGGTGGCGAGCGTGGATGGTGCAGGGGTCGCTCCAGCCGCCGCGGTAGCCATGCCAGCCGTCGAGGACGCACCAGACGCCGTGCCTGAGGCAGAAGTCGCTCCTGAGCCAGCACCGCGCGACTGGGTGGACCGGGTGATGGACTGTCTGTCGTGGGCCGAGTCGAGGAACGTGTCCACCGCGGTCAATCCGCGCTCAGGAGCCAGCGGGCTCTTTCAGTTCTTGCTGTCGACCTGGATGACCACGCCGCAGGGTCGAGCCGGCTACTCGCGGTTTGATCCCGTCGCGAGCAGGGAAGCCACTCGCTGGATGATCGGTCAGGGCCGCGGCCGGGAGTGGTCGACCTGGTGGATGTGTGCATGAAAGCCGTCTCGTTGTTCTCTGGTGTCGGCGGGTTCGAGCTCGGCTTCCAGCGAGCCGGCATCGAGACGGTGCTGCAGGTGGAGCAGGACCCGTGGTGCCTGAGCGTGCTCGAGCGGCACTGGCCCGACTGTGAGCGAATCACAGACGTTCGCCGTGTCGGAGAACCAGCGAGCGGAGGTGCGGCTGACGGACTACACCTACAGCTCGACGGGCGGCGGTGGGAAGCCGGGTCAGGGCTACCCGGCGATATTGACCTCGTCTACGGAGGGTTCCCGTGCCAGGACGTCAGCGTGGCCGGAAAACGGGGTGGTCTATCCGCGGAGCGCAGCGGTCTGTGGTTTGAGTTCCACCGGATCCTGTCCATCGTGCGGCCACGGTGGTGGTGCATTGAGAATGTTCCCGGACTGCTTAGCATCTGCTCTTGCGCTGCCTGCAACCTCACCCGCGAGTGGGCAGCGGAGCATGTCGCGGCACGGAAGCGACTACGGCGAGGAGGACCTTGCAACTGCGCTGAGTGCCTGGCGGGGGCCGAGTTACGGAGCTCGCATACGGGCCGTGACTTCGCGCACATCGTCGACAGCGTGGAAAAGCTCGGGTATGGGTGGGCCTACCGAATTCTGGACGCGCGATGGTTCGGAGTCCCCCAGCGTCGTCGCCGTGTCTTCATTGTCGGCTGTCTTGGAGACGCGCGCCGTGCCGCGCAAGTACTGGCTGTCTGCGAAAGCTGCGGCGGGCATTCTGCGACGGGCGGCGAAGCGGGGGAAGACGTTGCCCCCACGCTTGATGACGGCGCTCGAAGGGCTAGCGTCGAGCTCCCGATGATCGCCGTGAGCAATGGCCAGGGTGAGCCGAACGTGTCCGAGGACGGCACCAGCTTCGCGCTCCAGGGTGACGCCCACAACTACGTCGCCTGGGACGATCGTAACCAGCAGGCCGATACGGATACGTATCACACGTTGCGTGGCGCAGGACTACAGCGGTCCGACTTCGTCGCCGCCACGCTGAGCGCCGGCGGTCACCCGGACAGCAACATGCCTGGGCGGCACCACGAGGACGACGAGAACCTGATCGTGGGGTCGACGATCGACGAGGGAGCCGCTCGCCCGCTTGTCGCGCGGGCGAGCGGCTATCGCATGGACATGGAGTCGGAAACGTTCGTGGTCGCCAACTCGCTGCGTGCAGGCGATGGACACCACGGATGGAGTGGAGCGCGGGGCGACGGCGGAGACAATCTGCTGCCGTTCGGCTTTGACAAGGACGCCTCGGGCGATGCAGCCAAGTCGAGCCTCAAGATCGTCGAGGATGGCGTCCCATCCTTGATCAGCGTGCGAGCACATGCCGTCTGCCAGGCGGGCATGGGCGTGCGTCGCCTTACGCCGCTGGAGTGCGAGCGGCTCCAGGGCTGGCCTGATGACTGGGTTCGTTTCACTGCTGACGGCAAGCAGATACCAGATTCGCACCAGTACAGAATGATCGGGAACGGGGTGGTGGCGCCCGTGGCGGAGTTCATAGGGCATCGGCTGATGGCAGTGGACCAGGCATGAGCGCCGAGGAAGTGGAAGAGATCCCGGTGCATCGGAACGGTCGCATCAGCGTGCAAGCCATTCGGACTGGTCATGTGGTCAGCACCTGGCAGCTCCAGCAGTCGCGCTATCGCAAGCAGACCTGGACCGACCGCGCGCTGGTCGCGGTGCTGATGCTCGGGCTCGGCGTCAGCGTCAGCGTCGTCTTATTCGCCGGCGGGTTCGTGTTCTGGATGGGGATGCGAGCCGCCGAGTCTTTGATCGGAAGGTAGTTGCTCATGGCTGAAACGCAAGTGCTGGCACGGCGCGAGTTCTCTGATACGCAAATTCGCACCCGGCTGGACGCAGCCCAGAAGACCAAGGGCTACGGGCTCGAGTCGGCAACCGTCGAGCAGATCAATATGGTGTTTCTGCTCGCGCAGCACTACGACGTCGATCCCGCGGTCGATATCACCCTGTACCAGGGCCGGCCGTGGTTCACCATCGACGGCCGGGTCAGATTGATGCGGCGCCACCCGCAGTACCGCGGCTACCGGACCCGGCCACTGCCCCCAGACGAGAAGATGCTCTGGGGGTATCGGGCCGAGGAGGTCGTCGTCGAGTGCACCATCCAGACGCGCGACTGGGGAGAGATCACCGCTCGCGGCAAGGTGATGCCAGAGGAGTTCTCCCGTCAGCCGGTGGCGAAAGCTCATCCCCAGGAGATGGCTGAAAAACGCGCCATCGCTCGGGCGTCGCGGATGGCGTTCGGCCAGGACGTGCCGGACGAAGACGACGCGGGGATCGTGATCGAGGAGCGGAACAACCCGGAGCGCATCGCGACCAACGCCGCGGAATACGATCGCATCTTCCCATCGGAAACGGTGGAGGTGGCGGCGCTGCCTCCACAGCCGGCGGCCACGCCACGGCGCACGCGCTCGCAGATGCGGGCGCGGTATGAGCAGTTGGCTCCGAAGGCGCGCGAGCTGGGGGTCGAGGTCCCGTCGCCGCCAGGTCGGGACAGCAGCGAAGAGGAAGCCGAGCGCTGGCTGAAAGAGCTCGAGGACCGCATCCACACCGAAGAGGAACGTCTGGTCGCCGCCGCGCTTGCTGAGGGCGAACAGCAGGTGATGGAAGAAATCGGTTGATGCGTGTCTGGAGTGGGAGCCTGGGGCCGGAGAATCTGACGAAAGGAGACCTATCAACCCAATGCGCGTGGCCACGTGTGGAAACCGGAATGAGTCGGTTTGTGCTTGGTAGGTGGTCAACGCACACACAACTACTCCGACTTCAGGCTCCCGCGCCATGACCTCCGCTCGCGACCTGCTGCTCAGTGGTGTCGGGGAAGAGGAGTTGGCGCGCCACGTCAAGAGTCTCGCGCGCCGCGGCGGGTGGTGCGGCGCGCATGTCCGCTACAGCCAGGGCGTGGTGGAGGGCGTGCATTCACTTCGGCAGGACGGTCACTCCTGTGCGTTCGGCGTACCCGATTGGGAGTTCGTGAACGAGCAGCCAGGGCTCCCGTTGCTGCGGATTGAGCTTAAAGGTGCGACTGCCAAGAAACCGGAGGATGACCCGCGGCTTGAGGATCAGCGCCGCTGGGGACGCATGATCGACGCCGCAAACGGTGTGGTGTACGCCTGCTGGAACCCGCAGGACGAAGACGAGATCCGAGCGGTGCTGCTAGGGCCGGGTCACTGAGTTATGCCGTGGGCAAGGTTCGCGGACGACTACCTGGGAAATCAGAAACTGGCGTCGCTGTCGACGTCGGCGATTGCGCTGGACATGGCTGGCATCATCTACTCCGCGCGCGAGCTGCGTGACGGACACCTGAGCAAGGCTGACGTGCAGGCGATGGCGGCGCTGATCCATCTGCGTCGCTGGGAGCCTGCCGCGGGGGAGCTGGTCGCCGTCTGCCGATGGGTGCTGGAGACGGGCGGATGGTGCATTCACGACTACCTGGAGTACCAACCAGCCCGAGCAGAAGTCCTAGCAGAACGGCAGCAGACGCATAACAACAAGGTAGCAGCGGGGCGAGCAGGAGGCTTAGCAGCAGCCAAGCAGAAACGTAGCCCCGTACCCGGTCCCGGTAATAACTCCGTTACTACGTCGTCTTCGTCTGTCAGTCCGTCTCCGGCTTCTCGCGAGCACGCGCGCGAGATGGACCCAGCCCTTCTCGCCGAGCACCACCTGATGCTCGAACGAGAACGCAGACTGACGACGACGACGACCTCAAATTCTTCTCGAAGAGACGACCAGGAGTGACCCCAGAGTGTCGTGGTCCGGTCGCGAAGCGTTCCTCGAACGATGGCTCCCGCGGTTCAATGACACCGACCTCGCTCGCCGCGAAGCCGACAAATACGTTTCGGGCAGCTACGCTCCCGACGACACCCGCGGCGATGCCTGGATGCAGCGAGCGCTGGTTCGGGACCAGGACCTCGCGGCGATGGCTGCTGACCCCGAGAACTACGCCATCGGACCCAGCCGCTTCGACGTCAGCGACTGCTCACACTGCGGCGGCAATCGCTACGTTCGGGTCGACGTCCCGATCAGCGATCCGCGCTTCGGCAAGGCGCTTGCTTGCCCGGATTGTGGCGGCGGACGACGGTCGGAAGTCGTCTCAACCAACGAACTCGAGGCGCCGAAACGAACGGGATACTGGTGCTGGAAGTGCGGCATCGACCAGGACCAACCAGCCGGCGAACGCTGCCCACACCCGACCTGGCACATCCCCAACGCCAACGGCTTCGTCGCGACCGAAGGACCACGGGACCACGTCGGCGAGCTCACCAACCACTGGCGGCGTTCGTCATGAGTAGGTTCCTGCTGGTCGAGCTCGAGCCCGATCTCGCCGAGCATCAGACCACTCGGGAGTCGGTCTTTCGAGCCATCAGCATGACCAGCGGCGTACGCCAGGTCATCGACCTGAGCGTCATCTCGCAAGCCACACTGGACCTGTTGCTACTCGCTGAGCCGGTCGCGGTGCAGCGCCGGCGCAGACGCCCAACGGACGCTGCCTGACCCCATGCAAGACGCTGACCCCACGCAGCATTGCCACGCTCGGGCAAGGGGCGCTGGCGGGCGACCGTGTAGGAATAGTCCGATGCGGGGTCAAAGCGTATGCCGCATGCACGGTGGATCGAGCCCACAAGCACTCGCGAAGGCCGAGGACCGGTTGCATGCATTGGTACATCCAGCCATAACCGGGCTGGCGCAGTTGATCGAGACGGCAGACTCGGATTCGGTGCGGCTGAATGCCATCAGGGACCTGCTCGACAGGACTGGCTACAAACCCAAGGAGAAACTGGAGACGACTGGCGAGACCACCATTCGGGTGGAGTATGCGGACGTCATTTCCAAGTTAGACCTCGAACATACCAACGGCCGTGCCTGAACTGACAATCACATTGCCGCGGCCGTTAGCCTGGCAACGAGAGGTCACCACTTCGGTAGCCAGGTTCCGGGTGCTGGCTTGCGGCCGCCGCTCAGGGAAATCCACGCTCGGTCTGTCAGAGTTGGTCCACTGCGCACTCCAGGGAAAGCCGGCCGCGTACATCGCTCCGTCGTACAAACTGCTGGCGGACTTCTGGCGCGAATTGAGGACCACATGCGAGTCCATTACTCGTACCAAGTCCGAGCAGGACCACCGGTTGGAACTGCGCACCCACGGGGTTATCGAATGCTGGAGTGCGGATGATGCCAACCCGGCTCGTGGGCGCAAGTACGCTCGCGTCGTCATCGACGAGGCCGCGCTGATCCGAGACCTGATGGATGTCTGGCAGCTCGCGCTAAGGCCAACACTTTCGGACCTCCGCGGCGATGCGTGGTTTCTTTCCACTCCGCGTGGCCTAAACGATTTCCACGTCCTGTACCAGTACGGACAGGACCCACTCCAGTCCGATTGGGCATCGTGGCAGATGCCGACCAGCGTCAATCCATTCATTGCAACTGACGAACTTGAGGCCGCGAAAGCAGAACTACCG